TCATGTGGTTTACCTTCAGGTGTGTTCAGGTGTGATATTAAGAACAGGCTTACCTTCAACTCACGTGCCAGACTAGCGAGATCAGTCATGATGTATGCTAGTTGTTTGCGTTCATCTCCGTCTACCGTACCAGATACCAGTGCAGTTATATGATCTAGGAAGATGTGCTTACAATCAAGTGACACCACCATAAATCTTATACGCTGTTTGATTACCTCATAGTCAGTACTTCCGAAATGATCATATAAGTGATACCGATTGTGTGCCTCCATGTGCTTAACAGTATCAAGTAGTTCCTCATCCGTCCAAGTATCGGAAGGTACATGGAATAACTTGTTCTTTATTTTACTAGCTAAACATCGGACAGTATGTTCAGGTGATTCCTCTAAAAATATTCCACCAACATTCATCTTGTATATCTCAGCTAGGTGAACCATCTGTTCCTTCCAGATTTCTGACTTACCCATGCCCGTACCTGCACCGAGTACATACAGTTCACCTGACCTTATACCATAGGTAGCATCAGTAAGTCCTTGCCACGCCCACGACAGCCCCTGCTCTAAGGGTTTAGTTAACCTGTCCATCAGATCACCAACGCCTACTATACCATCAGGCTTGTATGTCTTAGCTTTCCATAGACATTGTATTAACTCAGCTCCTCTCCCCACCACCAACATCTCATTAGCATCCTTCAATGGAAGTGTTGCAATGGCACATTTATGTGGGGAGAACAGTGGAGTACATTCTTCTACTGCTTCTCTACCTGCATCATCCTGATCAAAGCATAGGATAACCTTCTCATAAGACTCCAACCACTCAAGGTTATTTTGTAGAGATTTCTTAGCGGCTTTAGCACCCCCTGGAATTGATACAACAGGCCATTTGTTCTCCTGCATTTGAGAAATAGATAGGGCATCTATCTCACCTTCAGTAATAACTAGTCGCTTGCCTCCCTCACCCCACAAGTGTTGCCCGAATAGCTCAGTACCTTTCATGTTACCTAATGCCATAAACTTCTTATCAGCATCACGTATCTTCTGGCCCACTAGTTTACCCTTGATGTAGTATGGTGCTATCTGTACTCGCGTTCCTTTAAGTACACCACACTTATAACCAAATTTCTTACAGGTATCTACATCAATGTGTCTAGCTTTAAGTGCTACAACATCCCCTTCAATCATGTTACCTGTGACTACAGGTGTAGCTTTCCTTTGAGCCATACCCGAACCTGACTTAGTACGCCCACAGCTAAAGCAATGGGTATGACCGTCAGTGTAAACACTACAAGCATCACTACTCCCACAATCACTACAACTAGTGTGATGTAAGAAGGTTGAGTCTTCATTAAGGTTTTCATTATGCATTCTTAACCCCTCTATGCTTGGTTAGTTTTGCCCGCTCTTTGTGCATGTGGCGTTGCAGTCCCTGAATAATCTTACTGCCTACTTCAGTGTTACACCGCTTAACCTTGAGTGCTTTAAACGCCTCAAGTATAGAGGGATTCCTAATCATATAGTACTCCTTATTTTCTGTTAGATAAGTGGGCGAGTCCCTCCTTCATTAAGAATGTAGGAACAGAAAAGTTAGGACACTTAGTTAATGCATCCAGTTTACTGTGACCTACAACACTAGCGTGTTCGTAGCTTAATGAGAGACTCTCCAATATCCACTTCAGGTTTTTAAATTGTGCCTCGGTAAAATTATTTTGAGATACTCCTGTCTTTGATGCCCCTCCTATTAAACAAATACCTATAGACTCATGATCATACCCGTCCATGTGTGCGCCTGCTCTATTGAGTGGCCTCCCATATTCTATGATCCCATCTCTCCTTATCACTACATGATAACCTATGGATAGCTTGGAGTTAGCGCGATGCTTACGATCCAATTCTTCCACACCTATATGCTCATTAACAGTAGTGAAGGATGAATGAATAATTATATATTTTCTTTCACCCTGTTCCTTATATTTAATTGTCATTACTTTTCTTGTATCCATTCATTCGGAATCAAACGATCTGCAAACTTAAATCCATTTCTAGTACACCACATTGCATATGTAGTATGACTAGTCTTGCAAATCTTGGATTTACTATTTGAAAATACAAACCGAATGTCTAACTCTGGGTGCTGTTGTTGAATTAACTGGTGCTTCTTCCTATCAGCAAGCATGAACCGCCCTTTGGTTTCTATGATGATACCATTGGGTAGCTCAAAGTCAGGTGTATATTTATGCTGTACTTCTGGACTTGTATACTCTAGAAAGAATTGTTCAAACAGTACAGGTACACCTGCCTTCTCCAGTTGATCCGCTACCTTTTCTTCGAGGCCACTACGAAAACCATACAGCAGCCCCACATTTTTTTGATGGCGTTTCAATTAAAACTCGGCAGGCTCTTCGAGTGTGGAGTCACTACTTGCTATGACCGCAGCAGGTGCTACATCCTCTGCCACATACCCACCTTCCTCACCACCAAAGCCAAAGGAGTCACCACTGCTACCACCACCCTGTACTAACTCAATCACCTGAACTGCATTCATGCGTAGCTGCACACCTACACCTACTTGCTGTGTATAGAATGGGTTGAACTCACCTGCTACCTTAACTACTGAGCCACCATAGATTGGTGTGCCGTAGGCTATCTTCTTAGGTGGTTTGCTTGCATCAAATAGTTTAGGGTAAAGCATGATAGTTTCATTGGATGCACGAGTGACAATCTTATGGTTCATCTTAATGTTGAACTCATACTCACCCGTTTCATTACCTTCATCATCAACACATGCTTTGATTGGTAGTGATGCTCTCTTCACTGCTTTAGATGCAGCGATAGACTTACCCTTAGAGCTAGGGTTAGTATCTGATGCTAGTCTCTCAACCGTTTCCTTAAAGAACTCATCAGCTATCCCCTGAATCTTTAGGGTCAGTGCCTCGGAATCTTCTGCACTCAGTCGTACCTTACATGAGAACTCACCGTTAGGCTTGTACTTTGTGTCAGGCTCTGACAAGCGTGGGTATACTGCTACACCTTTTGGTGTTACAAACTTCTCTAATTTCTTAAACATTATAGTGTTCTCCTTGTGAAAATTTTCTTGCTGAAAAAGAAATGTGTGCTTCTTCTATTATTATCCCTGCTACTTCCATCTCTACTTGCAGATCAAGGGGCAGAGCCTCATCCATCGTCCAGTATATTGCTGCCTTAGAAAGTAATACATCTTGTAGTGTTAACATTATTTTAGTTCCTCCTCAACGTACACTTTAAGGGCGCGGGCTTTACTATCCCACCTAACATCAGCATCAGAATTTATTCTGCTACTGTACTGCATTAGCTGTGACACACTTAGCCCACTGGATTCAGCCACCTCACGAAACAACAAGGCTACACCCGCTACCTGCATCTCCGCGTTAAATGTCTGGAGTGCGCTGATTGCTTGGTAAGCTGCATCGTAAGCCTTTATTGGGTGGGCTGAATATAACTTATCATTGTTCATGATCCCTCCTCCTTTTTAACTCTGTTAATCCCCGCCTCTTTTATCTCCTCTACGGTACGCCCACAACTGACACAATATGTTCTTTCTGGGTCAGTCCTACACTTGAGTATACACTCCTTGATACAGCCGTCCGAAGTTAGATTAGCAATCTCCCCATCAATGTGTGGTTCATTAGATTTCACAAGCACCTGCCACACACGCAAGAGTCTGTGACGATTCAGTATTATCTTTATCCTCTATCATCTTCAGCCAATCAATTCCTGATGGCATCTTAGCTAATAGATTATGATACTGTTCCTCGGTGATATCCTCATAGGGTGCTTGGACATAGATGTGATCAGAATGTGGCAAGAAACTAATACCAGATATACGATCAAAGTGTTTCCATACCCACGCACCTACCTCTACCCACTCGTCCTCCTTGACATATACAGTACAGCTTGGCTTATGTTCACACCAATGATCTTGATACATTAACCACAGTTCCATCTGTTCTATAGCTGTCTGCTGCCCCCTGAACACCGCACCAGGTGGGGCTTTCATTGGAAAGGAAGCAACCATTGTAGTGTGTTTCTTAGCTTCATAGTCAACTAAAGGAAAACCATTGTCCAGTAGAAACTGACACACTGGGTCTTTCTTGTCTAACTGAATACGCCGAATATAGTATGGAGCAAACCGAGCGTGAATCCCACTAGCAGAGTTAACAAGCTGAGATACAGTACCAGAAGGCTTGACGCAAGTAATAGCAGTAGACACAGGGACATTAAATCTTTCAGCCCACTTGATATTTGTTTTCCTAGCATGATCCCGTAGCTCCTGTAGTAGTACTGGTAATCCTCTTACCAATTCTCTGTGCTGTAACATTGCATCTTTTGCACCATTTAATAGTGGACTATCCATTATACCAGTAAGGCTAACGCCTAGTAGTCTCTCTTCGTCAGTGTTCTTCTTCCACTCCTCGGATAAGAACTTGAAGTCTGTGAGAGTTGATTGGTATGTGCCTAGAATTGTGGCAAGTTCGATTTTCCGTTTGAGTTTAGTATAATTATCTGTCGCTCTAACAACAACCTCCGTAAGGTTACAGAATTGTCTATCTCGTAGTATAATTTCTGAGCAGGGATTGCACCCATAATCGATATCCGCACTACGTCTCCCCCACTTAGCGGCCTGATTCTGAGCAGCAATGCGGTTAAAGATTCCCCGTTCTCCAGACCCCGATTTAACAAGAGAGAGCCATTCTTCCATGAAAGTTTTAACATCTGGTTTCTCCGTATAGCAAACACTATTATTGGCAAGCATCCTATGAGGATTCCCACCATCTTGAATAGGCAAGTACCACTGCCCCGTCTTAGCTTCCCTCATCCTATGATCAGTTAAATTAGACAAGCCAATCAATGCACTTCTCCTCACCCCTCCCACTACTACAATATCTCCAATCATACAGATAATATCGTGAACTTCCAGTGAGTTAAGCTTGCGACCTTGTGCCTTTTTGAAAGTCTCTTCTACAAATGTAAAGAGATTCCGTAACGGTTCTGGGCCAGAAGCGCGACCACCAAAAGTCTTAAGCCTCTCACCTGCAGGTCTAATTTTAGAGTAATCAACATTCGGAATGTCTCCCTCCCACAATGAACTCATCAACTTCCTGAAAGCAACAGCCCACCCTTTCTTTGAATCACCTACCACTATCACATCATCTGATTCAATCAAACCTTTTGGTATAGAGGGCAACTTATCTATCATCTTTCTCTCATTGGAGAACCCTACCCCTGTCCCATTCATTAATATATATAGGATTTCACTGAAGACACGCTTACTTGTGATAGCTACATAGGCACAATTAAATGCTGAGATGTTATCTCTCTCACAAGCTACACCTGCAGTCATGAACAATCGCATACTCGGCATCACCTCTTGTTCAAGTATGGCTCGATGCATTTCTTTATACTTATCCCCGACATCAACTTTCGTAGTCATGTAGTCCATGAATCTAGTTACAGTTTCCTCCCATGACTCTCGCCTTTTTTTTTCGTCAATATATCTACTGTACTTAGTGATGTGAATTATATCCTGATACGTTGTTGGTAACTTTTTATTTGTCATGTGTGGTGCGTTCCATAGGTTGATTGCGGGAAGGAAGAGGTCAGCCCATTCTATTTTAGTTTTATACACAGCCTACCCCTCATTTTTGAAATTGTTTAGTTCCTCTACAGTGAGGAGTTGTCAATAAAAAACCACCCGAAGGTGGCTTGGATACTGCTTCTGCACTATAAATTTTTAGGCAAAAAAGTATTCACTTTGTAAAACTAAGTCTAAATCTAGCGTACCCTTTGGGGGCAGTGGTTTGACTTTAACTTGTAGTGACTCAGGTAGTTTAGCAAGTAGCTGCTCTCGGAATTCTGATAGGACATCAGTAGAGTACTGAGTGTGAAAAGCCTTGCGTAACATACTACTTAATGTATCAGCATCACAAGCATGTGTTCCATACGAGTCATGTATCATCGCAAAGGAAGTGATACCTACTTCTGTACAATAATTAATAGTTAACATCAGATGACTAGCATCCAGACTATGAATATAATTAGGTGCTATACCATTAGTCTGTCTACGCTTATCTAACTTCTCTCCCTCCACTTTTAAAATCATCTGATATCTCCTACCCTCAACATCAAAGTCATGTCTCTTACCAAAGACTTGTCTGTAAGATTGCAGCACAGGTAAGCCACTCGGAGTTAACCATGAGATAGGCAACCCATCCCCTGATGCTATGATTGCAGAAGCTTTCAACCAATCCATCGCGGCACGAGCAGCTACTACTGTATTACTTATTGCTACATAGTTAATAGTAGCAAGGTATGCAGCATCATCTAGTGTTGGTTCAAAGCCAAAGTCATGCCCATTATCTCTCATTTTTGTGAAAGCCTCCACGATTTGATCTTTCATACCGTAAGGTGTTACCCCATATGGCATTGTCATCGTATTAGATTTACATAGCGCACGAGTGAGCTTACCTGCCCACTTGGTAGCCATAGTACTATCTTCCTCCGAGATTAATCGCTCGGCTTCATTTAGTACATCAGTGTAAACATCAGGTGGTGTATCTGTGGGCATTAACCCTACAGATTTACCTCCAATCTCATCACGTAACATAGCTGAGAAATTCTGGAGTCCATTACATGTACCATCAAACGCAATAGGCAGGTGAGATATAAAATCTTCCTTGTTAGCTGTCATGTGCATTGCATTCCACTCAAAACAAAAAGCCAGGAATTGATAAGGCTTATCAGCATCTTGCCAAAAATCTGAATCCATAGGAAAGATAGCCGCTTGACATATGTTGTCATAGTTATTTACTATCCATTCAGCACGATCTGCAAAGCTGACATTATCTATGCCATAACAATTAGCACCATGAATAGCAAGCCAGTACTCCCCGTTAATGCCCAAGGCTTTACCCTCAGAGAATTTTAGCAAGCTCTTAGCTGCATCATCACCCTGTGGGTTCAACCCTATGGAAACTGGGTATGCTCTACCCCTCCAATCTAAAGCGTATGGAAAAAAGAACTCTTCCTCATGCATAAACTTCTCGGCAACCCAAAGTTTGCTTACCAGTTGCAGTCTTTTTGATCGCGCTCGGAAATTATGCTCATGAATTCTAGAAGCCTTCCTTTTCCAGGACTTGTGCCTAGCCTCATTATTGGGGTCTTTTGGGTCATAATCTAGAACAGGTAGTGGTTGATCCTCAGTTGAGGGTAGTTTACCTATGCAGCCTCCTGCCCTCCAAGCTTTACTTAGTACATTATGTATAGGTGTATTAACCTTCCACCCTGTACGCTGCAGTGCATTGATACCATTATAGACTAGTGGCATGGTAACATCAGCAAGCTCAGTTAAGTATGCCTTGTTAGCTGTCTTGATAAGTGGATAATGGCTATCCTTTAATAGGTAACCACCACCGTAAGGTGCATCCCAAGGCCTCGGCTCTATAAGCATGGGCATTGAGAAGGGCTGTAGTAACTCACATCGCTTATGACTCTGTTCTAGCCATAAACGTGTAGCCTCAGTGGATACCAGTATCGTTGGAGTCTTATTCTTAGAAGTTCTACGAGTACTAAGCGCAACTAACCCCGTGACCTCACACATCATTTTAACTAGAATAGTACCAACTTTTAATTTGGTTTTCTTATCCCACCTTATCTGTGATATGCCCGCCCACTTCATCTGCTTTTTAACTACTACGTGCCGATGCTCAGTGCCTAAACCTGTATGACTTTTTAATACTTTCATTAATTTTTTATAGGCGGCAGGGTCTTGTGTTTTGAGTGAGCTATAATTAATCTCACCTTCCAACCTAGATGCCAGAGCTATAGCAACAGCTTGCAGTGTCTTATTGTTTTGTAGAAATTCAATGCAAGTCTTAGCCGTTTGATAAGCAACAGCATCAGGCTCAAACTGGCTGATAAACTTAACCGCCTGATTACCTCGTGTTGCTCTACCTGCTAGGCCTTTTTCCACGTAAATATTGATGGCCTCGGCTAGAGGTTCTATTGCCTCTTTAATGAGCCTAATGCCTGCAGGTAGATTCTGCTCCCCTCGGCTTGCTAATGCTTCCCTATAACGCTTGATACCTAGTCCTTTGCTCTCTAACTCTAAATCTCTCTGTCTTTGCTCTAATGATTTATGGATAATAGTAAACTCCTGCTAAAATTAAGTTAAACTATAAGGTATAACTGGGGTTTCCTCTACAGTGAGGAGTTGTCAGCAATTACAGATCATCGTGTCTTAAGTCCTCAAATTGTCTAAAGAAAATCTTAGTAACTTTCCCTGACTCACGTTCAGCCTTGCGCTTTCGCTCAAGTTTGGCCTCCTCGGAAAAGTGTGAGCGAGTGATACAAAGCGGACAGTGCCGCGGAATTACGACACAGTGTTCTGGATTATAATCATTTTTACTAGTCATTATTTATCTCCATTTTTAGGGATTCTAGGCCTGCAGATATTGCATCCATTTGCCGCAGTAGTTGACTACAGAATGCGCTATGTACCACTTTATCATTAGATATCATAATGACACCTTTATTTTTAGCACATTCAGCATCATAAGCAGTTAATAGTTTAGCTTGTAAATCCTGCAAGACAACCACATGCTCTTTTGTTCTAGCGTAACTAATCATCTTTATATTTTCCCCTTAAAGTAATTTATTGGTGTAGCCCTGCTTCATTATAGGTAGCTTTTGAGACTTCCCACACACTACCTTCTCGCACTATAACATCACCATAGTCGTACTCACCTGCCTTAGTGTCTACCTCGTATGGCTCACCGTAGAAGTCACTTGCCATCCCAGTGTGTCGCTCGTATGCTTCCTCAAGGTTCTTAGCTGTGTAAAAGATATGGTGAGTGTATTCCCGTTCCCCGTTTTGCTCTAGTATTAAGCCAATATAATATTTACTCATCACTATACTCCCTTATGTTATGAAAAATCTTAAAATACAACACGACATCATAATCACTTACATTATTTCTATCAACTCCAACTGATTTATTGGGGTTGTCTTTGTACCATCGGATAGCCTCGCGCCGCATGAAGTCATACACTATCATCATCCTATGATTTCTCTTCATATATTACGTAAGGCGTTGAGAGATTTTCTGTAATTCTTTTTATCTCCTCCTGATGCTGTAACTTTAGGTTATAAATAACTTTTCTATGCTCCTGGAATTCTATCCAGTCACCGAATTTATCAGCAGAGATGTAGTCCTCGGAATAGTGTCCACTTTCATTATGTGTTGAATACCTCACGATCTTTGTATCTTTCATTTTATCCTTTTTTAGAGTTATAGGCAGGGCTGACTCACACTCGCGCTCAAACTTAAGCAACCACGCATCAAAGGACAGCGGTTTCTCTAAATTTTCACGTAAATATTCACGATGCTTGCGCTCAAGCCAATTGCCACCGTTTACTTTTGACAAGATGCATCAGCCCTCGGATAGTGTAATAAATTTTTATCCATTTTTCATAAAATTATCCTAAAAATCAAGAAAAAAGAGCAAAAAAGTACCCCAAGTGCTTGATAATTAAAATTAATTTATTATTTTTTAGTGATCATTTAGCCATTCATTAAAAGTATAGATATACCTTTTTTCTGAATAATACGCTTGATCATTTTTCTTTGAATCTTTCACGTATTCTA